CCTGACGTGATCGATCTCAGGCATTATGCGTCCTCCGGATCATCGTCGCTGTTACCGATGAAGACCGGGGTGTCCCAGCCAGGCTCCACCTCATGCTGCACCTGGTGGTCGCCGTAGTCGACGGTGACGACCTGCTTGTTGTCGGGGTCACCGGCGGGCTGCTTGCGCCAGAACTCCGGCGGGACCATCGACGATGTCGGGTACTGAGGTGGGCCGCCGTAGGTGGCGTCCGAGTGCTCGGTGTTAGGGCTAGTCACGTTGTCTTCTCCTCGTAGATGTCCTTCAGGGCCTCGCGCTGCGTCGCCTCGGCAGCTACCCGGTCACGGGCGATGTCGTGATGACGATTCTTGGCCGCGACCTGGTCCAGCGAGGGGGCCTTGTCTAGGGCCTTGTTGAGCCGACGGTGTCGCTCCAGGTCAGCAGGGTCTAGCGTGGCAGGCCAGTAGCCCAGCTCAGCCGCGATCTCACGACGCAACACCTTGGTCTGCTCGTCCACTAGTCCTCCCTCCTTGCCATCATGTATCCCGGACCCCACTTATTGTGAAGCTCAAGCGGGCTAAAGGTGGTACCCGTACCGAGATCATAGACGCCATGCTGAGCGTCGTCCTCGTTCTCACCATAGCCTGCTTTGGCGGCGTCCCAGATGTCGTTGTGGTGCTTGGAGAGGTCGTGGTAGAAGTCACCTGATTCCTCATCGTTCCAACCACCCTGATACAAGTCGGGGTCGGCCTCCATGGCGGGGGTGTGCTGCTGGCCGTAATCAGAAATTGACTGACCGCTGAAGCCTGGAGACGGTTCGATCTTCTCAGTGCCAGGCTGAGCCACCATGAAGCCCTTGTCAGGGGCCTTCTGGGGTCCACGACGACTGAAGCCGCCGGTCTCGTCCACGTCCTTCATGACTGACTTCTGGAACTCCGGACCGAGGTCGATGCCAGCCAATACCCCATCCACGAAGGCCAGCAGCTCGCGATCGTAACGCGAACCCATGAACTGGTGGTACTTGTCACGGCGTTGCCAGTTCGGAGCCATCCGGGGGTCGTAGTTCTCATGGGTGAACGACTGTGGTTCACGCTTCTTCGGCTCGGTAGTAAAGGTCGTCGTCGCACGGTCCGGAGGAGTCCAGGCGCCAGGCTGGCCGCCATCGCCAGGAGTGTGCTCCCAGTCACCGTCGAAGGCCTTGCCCGGAGGTGCCACGCGAGGGTCCTGGAACCAGTCGTCGCTAGCGACGTCGCGCTGGTGCTGAGGTGCAGGGTTGGGGTCGAGCATCGGCTTGCCGGTCTCCGGATCGACACCCTTGTTCTTGGGGCCGAGACCGAAGTTCTTCTTGGCTGGGTCGTAGGCCTTGGGCGGGGTACCCGCAGGGGCAGTGCCCGCGCCCTTGCCAGCGGCGTTCAGGCCGCCCTTCCACTGGACCCAGCCGGTGGCCTGCCCCTGCTTGGGGAGGGTATGACGCAATGGGTCGGGCTCTTCGTGGTTCAGCTCGGCGTTGGCGGTCTGATTGATCCGCTGGGACAGCTCGTACCCGAGGTGATGGGTCTGGCCGCCGACGGTCATCTTGTCACTGAACCAGGGTGGTGTCCCGTAGGAGACGTTGGAGAGATCGGCGTCGGGATGGATACTGTGTGCCCGGACGTGGTGAGTATCAGCGGTGGTGTCCTGATCGCCGTACCGGAAGTCGGGCTCGCCGGTGTGCGGGTTGACCTGGTGCTCGTAGAACCCCTCGTCGTCATGCTGGCCAGGTCGTGGCTCCCGGAGCCTAGTCTTGTCCAGGATGTTGTTCATGAAGGAGTTGGTCTTGGGACCCTGGAGGATGTCAGCGACGTCGCCCTGGGTGACCCCTGGAGGTGCGTCCAGGATCTTCCGAGACTTGTCGTTCTGCGGGTTGGGAGCCGGGACACGCCAGCCCTCGGCAGACTCACCGGTGGGGTTGTCGGTAGGACCGACGCCAGCACCCTGGCCCTTCTCGCCACCACCGTAGGGGTAGTGGGTGTTGAAGTGCGCCGACTGCTCGGTATTGACGTCCCAGTCCTTCAGAGGGGAGAGGGCCGAGTCGGTGCCGACGGTACGGGTCTGGTCGCCGTGGGTCTTCTCGGCGATCCCCTTGGACCGGTCATGCGCACTGGGGTACCAGAACTTCCCACCGTTGTCGGCATGCGGACCCTCGGCATGGCGCTGCTGCGCATGGGCCAGGTTGGCCTCCGGGTCATGGCTAGTGGTATCGGCGTAGTCCTGGCCCGGGGTGCCTGGGGGCGGGAGCTGGGGGTCGCCAGGGCTCCCGTAGCCGCGTCCGCGCCGGATGCGCTCCTTCATGTGCTCGACGTGCTGCCGGAAGGTCTCATGCGGTGGGAGGAGGCCCGCCGGGTCGTTGTGGGGGTCCTTGGCGTTACCGATCATCTCCGTCCAGGAAGGACGTGGGACCTTGATCTTCCGCTTACCTGTGGGGTCGGTCTCGTCATCAATGGCCAGGGTGCGTTCCTGGCTGGCAATGTGCGGCTTCATCTGCGCCAGGAGGTCGGCAGGGTGTGGGGTGTCACCGGAGGACGGCGGGCGTGCAGGAGAGTTGAAGTTGCCGTAGGTCCCGTCCTCGACGGCCTGATGCCAGTCGTGCTGCGCCCACGGTGCGTGGGGGTCACCCGCGCGGTCTGGTGCCGGTGGAGGCATGGCAGGACGACCAGCGCCGGGGTGCCCAGGTGGCACGGCCTCGGGGTGCACGCTGACGTCGGCCTCTACCAACCAGGGGGACAACATCGCGTATTGGTCGCGAGCGGAAGTAATGCGCATGGGGGTGGACAGCCTCCTCTACTACTTAGAAGGCCTCCCGCAAGCGTCTACAGGTCGACGGCCTTGATCGTGCCCGTCTGGATGGACTCGGTCAGGTAGTCGGAGAAGTTCTCGATCGGGTATCCGTCAGCCTCGGCCTGCTCCAGAGTCTCCTCTTTCAGCTGATCATAGGTATAGAACTTCCCATCGGACAGGTACTTCTCTGCCATTGTGCTCACCCCCTCTTCCGGCGGTTGTGCTCAGCGATCACCTTGACCCAGTACGGGCTGGTGACGCTGTCCTCGGGGTCCAGTGGGTAGCCCCGGACGATGTCGTCCTCGATACGCTCGTCGAGTGTGGCGTCGGCCTCGATCTGGTGATTACTCATCAGAGCTGTACCCCCGTCAGTTCGAGATAGATGTCGGCCAGGCGGCTCAGGATACCCCCCACTGGGTGACCGGGTTGTAGGCCGTCGGTGGCCCGGATCAGGTGGTGGGTGGCCAGCCTGGCGTGCTCGCGAGCGTCGTCGAAGTCGGCAGTCACCTGCAGCTTGTCGGCGACCTTCTGCGCGGTCTCAGTAGAGGCGAACTTGTGGACGTCGCCAAACCCGTTGGGAACGTATTCGGTCTTACTGTCGCGGGTGCGACCTACCCAATAGGGGTAGCGCTTGCTGGCGGTGCCGGTATGGACCCGCCAGGGGCTGTCGGCGATCACTTCGCTTCCAGCCACTGCAACACGAAGTCCGCCGAGGGAGCGGTCTCGCCGACAAGAGTAAAGCTGTTGTTGGCCTCGTCGACGCGGGCAGCGTCGATCACGACGTTGTGCTTGACGAGCGCCTTCACCACGACGGTGCCGCGCGTGAAGTTGAACTGCCAGACGTCATTGACTGGCCTGCCATCGATACCGGCGACGGGCTGCTCGGTCGGGCCGGTCCAGCCATTGGCTGTCGCGACGGGGGTGATGTCGGCGATGGTGGTGGTGGCCATGGTGTTCTCCTGAGTGTGTGAGTGACTTACCACTACTATAACCAGACTGTAGGCCGATTCATTCCCTACGCGTAGGTCGTCGCAAAGGTGTCGACGGTGACCACACCCGAACCGATGTACAGCTCCGGACCGAAGGCCACCCCGTTGAACCACTCATTGCCGGTGATCTTGCCCTGCGTCTGGAGGAAGGCGAAGTAGCTCTTGAAGTCCAGCACGCCCTGGTGCTCGGCGTAGCTGTTGCGGGTAGCCACGAAGTAAGGGAAGGCTCCGACACCCGAAACTTCTTGTCCCACGTTCCAGGTCACTCCGTTGACGTCTACGAACGATCCAACTGGTATAGCACCTGCAGCATACGCCTGAGAGCCTGGCGAGCACTTTGGGAAAAAGCCCACCTCGAACACGGCAGTGTTACTCACCGGACCGCTAGCATGACTGGCCGGAGTCAGCCAGCACTCGCAGAGCAGGCCTGACTGATTGACGCCAGGGAAGGTCCAGTTGCAGTCGACCATCATGGAGGTGATGTTCTTGGTCTGCTTTGGAGTGAGAGTTGTTGGGCTGTCATCATAATTGCCGTAATCAATGTGTTGGTACCCATTGATGCCACCCCAGGATCCGGGAGTGACGTCCCACTCCAATCTGGTCTTGGCGGGGAACTGCGTGGGGAACACCGAAGCGTCGAGCGAAAACCTCAGCGCATCATTGCCCGGAATGAACACCGAAAAGACACCGGAGTAGAGACTGTAGGGAGCCTTCACGTAGGCGCGTCCGTTGCCTATCAGCGGGGTTGAGCCAGCGAGCCCATTCGAGAACCGAGTCGTTACGCGAGTTGATCCAGGACTCAAGGTCTTTCCTCCTTGGGTGGTAAGCATCAGCTAAAGTCCCAGATCAGTCGGACGAAACCGGGTCCACCTGCTCCACCAGCGCCAGAGTTGTTGCCGTTCAACGAGGCCCCTCCTCCCGCTCCACCGACCCCATAGCCGGTTCCCGTGGCGCCAGCCTGAGCTGCTGCCGTGATCGAGGCTGCGCCAGACCCTGCGCCCGCACCCGGTACGCCAGCGATGGCCGCAACCACTCCCGGGGCCGTACTGTCGACGACGCCTGCCGTACCGCCTGCGCCAGCGCTAAGGTAGGGGTTGTAGCCGCCTGCTGCCCCCGCACCCGCGACATTAGCAGCCGTGATGCCACCACCCGACGACCCGGCAGGGGCTGATGACGGACCACCAAACGTCGGACCTGCAGTGACGCCTGGACCACCCGTAGCCGATGACGCGACACCAATCAGACCGATGGCTCCCGCGACGCCACCACCGTATGTGGGAGCGGGCGATCCGGTCGCGGTACCGCCCTGACCGACGTCGCCAGAGGTCGCAATAACCCTGACGTTACCCGTGACGAACGATGTATTACTGCCTGGAGCACCACCATTGTTGCCGTTGGTGTCGTTGACAGTGACGGCTGCCCCTCCGGTGCCTGGAGCAGGAATGGTCAAGCTCCAAGACGCACCGAACGCCGATGCGGGGATGTAGAACTCGCGGAGCACGCCTCCGCTGCTGCCTCCGCTGCCACCGCCTCTAATGGATCCAGCCGCGCCACGTCGTCCTGATCCACCGCCTGAGCCAGGGTGGATCATCACACTGACGCTGACGCCCGCGGGGGACTTGCCACCCGACGTCGGGAATGCTTGTGTTGTAAGCGATGTCGTGCCCGCATACTCAGAGATGATCTTCTTGGTCCTGAGAGTGGCCCAGGTGATCTTCTTCGGCCCGTTCGAGGCGGCTGAGTCCACCAGGAAAAGTTCGTCGGCATCGACGGGGACGGTCTTGTTGGTGGCCGCATGAACAGTCGTCGACAGGCTGAGATCCGATGCGTTGGCGACGATGTCCTGAGACTGCGCATTCGTCGGAGTGGATGGGTAGTCCACCCAGTACACGGCGTCCGCTGTGGGGCGCGTGGTGGTGAGGCTGCCGGAGTAGACGACGACGGACACTTTGTGAGTCAGCGCGGTGGCCTGTGCAGTCGATACGGGCTTGTCGACGTCAGCAGTGTTGTCAGCGGACCCCAGACCCACATGAGCCTTGGTAATGCCGGTAGGCGTACCGGTGAAGGCAGGACTGGCCGACGGTGCCTTGGCTGTCAATGCAGCGGTCAGTCCGGTGACACCAGCGACTGCCACCGACTGCAACGCACTGTCGGCCAGGCCCAGAGAGGTCTGTACCGCCGAGACGAGATCAGCCTTGGGGATGCCCGGTCCGGGCTTGGTGTATTTGGCCGCCACCGAGTCGGTGCTGGCTTTTAGGTCCAGGGCTGCCTGCAGGCCACCAAGGTCTTCGATGACCACATCTACGGCACCAGTGCGGCCCTCTACCGAGGAGACCGCTCCGCCGCCGCCACTGCCAGGAGTCGGGATGGACTCCGGCGGAACGTAACCATTACCCGGGACGACCGGAGGGAGGTTCGGGCTGTCTCCACCCGGTGGGGTGTTCGGGGGACCTGACGTCATGGTGATCTCCCAGCTAACTGGCTAGTGATGTGAACTATTGGGTTGAGTACCAGAAAGACCCCGCCCCGAGAACGGGACGGGGCCTTTGCTGTAATTCCGATTTCGCGGCATTCCTGCAGGTCAGGGCTTACGCCTTGCGCAGGATCACGATGCCGCGAGGGTTCAGGACGGCCATTCCGACCAATTCGTCCATGACCCAGCCCTTGTGGAACTGTTCGACGAGGTTGTTCTCCTCGACGTCCAGCGAATACATGACCGGGAAGACACCGAGGAATTCCGGCTCCGGCGTGAGGTACACCGTTCCGCGAGGAATGATGATGCTCTTGCCAATTTGGAATTCGCCGAACTGCACGATCCGCTCGCCAGCGACGACGGAGTCCTTGAAGGCCCAGCCGGTCGTGTTGATGTCCCAGCGGTACAGGTCACGGTACTCCTGCGGGTTTGCCAGGAGGCGCGAGCTGTCCAGCTGACGCTGGTCCGTGTAGGTCACGGCGGTGTACAGATCGTCGGGCATGAGGTGCGTGCCAGCGATCGTGATCTCGTTCGGAAGGGCGCCACTACCAGGCACGGCGCTGCTGTCGACGACGCGGTAGCTAACTGCCGCTGCCTCCAGCAGAGTGATCAGGCGCGAGTCTTCCTGGCGCATGATCGCTTGCTTAGTCATGTCCTGTGTGTACTCCACAATGTTGCTGCGGAGGTAGTACAGGTCTTCCTTCTTGATCTGCGGGAACGAGGCGATGCGGAACAGCTGCACCTCGACACGCTTGCCTTCGAACGGCGTGATCTTGATCTCGCCCTCGTTGCCATGCAGCATGTATGCCTGGCCGAGGTCGTCGAGCACGTCGTACTGGATCGGCACACCCGGAGTCAGCGTGTCCTCAAGGAGGACGTTACGCAGGATGCCCTGGTAACGCAGCTGGAGCTGGATGGGTCCGATCATCGACTGCCCGAGGCGCTGGATGCCGCCGACCCGGTCGCTCAGGATGTGAGCGAGCTTGGCCTGCTTCTCCCGCGCGGAGAGCTTCTTGCCACCGAGGCGATGCTTCGCCTCGACGATGTCGGCGACGTAGTCCTCGCTCGACTTGCTGAAGCGACCGAGGCCGCTTCCTGCGGCTACTGGAAGGCTCATGATTAGCTACCTCCCGCGAGGCCGACGGTGGCCGAGCTGTAGTCGATGCGGTTGAGCCGCACGATGATCTTGTCGGTGGACGGGATGTCGATCAGTTCAGCGATGACATTCTCGGCGTTCACGCCCGTAGGGGTCAGACGACCCTTGTTGTTGGCGGTCAGCATGTAGCGACCCGGGCCGGTGTCGCCAGCGGCGGGCCAGTCAGCATCCACGTCGAATGCGGGCGCGAGGACCTCGAAGAGGGCCTGGTCGCCACCCACCCATACGGTGAAGAGACCAGTTCCGCCACCGGTGACCTCGTTGACGCCCAGACGTGGCGCGACGAAGAGGGCCGAGAGGCCGAACGGAACAGTGCCTGTCGCACCCGTGTAAGGGCCGAAGACTTCCCCGTACAACCGCTGCATCACGGTGCCGGGAAGGATGTCGAAATCGATGTCGAGATCCGGGTCGAGGAAGCCACCCCAGGGTGTTGCCTGGTGATTCGCGTAGAGCGGGCGAAGTGTGCGCTTCTGTGCCGGGTTGGACAGCGGTGGACGAAACATCCCATCCTCCTTTCAAGAGGTAGTAAGTGACAGCAGTTCGTTAGACGAACATCGTGCTGTCGTTGCGAGGGTCATTGGGCGACAGGCCGCGCCCCGCAGTGCGCTGAGCGCCCTGCGAGAGATTGCGTGGCACCGGTGCCTGGAGAGCGGCCCCGCGAGTACTACCGCTGACGGCCTTACGACGCTCGTTGGCGAGGACGCCAGCGCAGCGTTCGAGCAGAGCGACCCGATCTTGGATCAGGCCCCTGTTCATGTTTTCGTACTCACCGGCGAGCGCGTACTTCCGCTCAACGGTGTTGGGCTCCAAGCCAGCAGCGATCATCGCTTCCGCGCAACGGAAGGCGAGGATGCCGCCTGCCGTCTTGACCCTGCTGGTCTTGTTGGCCTCACCGGGTGCCCAGTTCTGATCAGTGCTCAGATCTGGATCGGCAATGTTGTCTCCGGCATTGTTGCCGAAGTCGTGAAGATCGAATTGCGACGCCTGAGCCTCGGCGTCGGTGGTGTCGTTCACCGGAGCCTCTACGTCAATACGACCGTCCGGTGCTGCGACTTCCAGCTTCTCGTCGGCGCGCTTGCGCATCTTGGCTCCCTTGTTGGCTGCTGCCTTCTCGTTCTTTCGAACTGCTTCGAGGACAATTCCCAGTGCCGGATACATAGCCTGAAGGGAAATATTGGCCTGGCGAGAGAAATCGTCAGCTGCGCGGCGGATGGTAGCGCTGGTGTGCTG